ATTTACAAGGCGATATAGAAACTCCAGATGCAGTAGAAGAAGCAGCACATAATTTTATGAAAAGTTTTCAGACTATTGGAGAGATGCATCAAAAATTTAAAGGTATAGGAACCTTATTAGAAAGTTATGTTGCACCAGTTGATTTTGAAATGAACGGTGTTAAAGTCAAAAAAGGTTCTTGGGTAATTGCTACAAAAGCAACTGACGAAGTATGGAATAAAATAAAAAATAATGAATTGACTGGATATTCTATAGGGTATGAAGCGCGTAGGCATCCTATTGAAGTTTAGGAGGTATTCAGATGAATTTTTTAATAGATTTAGTTAATAAAAAATGTAGCGGTATAAGACAATAGAGGAGGTGCAAATGAAGATAAATTGGTTAGAAGAAATTGACCCTTATGAAATATCGTTTGTTGACAAGCCAGCAATTGACAAACGGTTTATTGCTATTAAAAGGGTAGATGACAAAGAATCTCCGTCAAAAGAAGAGAGCCAAGACTCAGAAAATAAGTCTTTTACTGAGCGCATAGCAGATAGATTTGGATTTGGACACAAAGACCAAAAAGTTGGTAGGGTGCTTAATAAGACTAATGAAAATACATTGTTAGATATCGCTGAATCTCTAGTGGCTGCTGGAGGAAAAATCCAGAAGGTGCTAGCAACTGTCAACAAGAGAAAAGGAGAAGATGAAGAGATGAAAGAGGAAGAAATAAAATCTTTAATCGAAAGTACAGTCGAAAAGTCTCTTAATCCTCTAAATGAAAAGTTAGATAAAATCCTTGGTGAAAAGGATGAAGATATAGATGCCGAAGAAAACGAAGACGAAAACGAGGAAACAAAATCTAGCGAAGAAAACTCTGAAGAAGATGAAACAAAATCAGAGAGTAAAGAGGAAAAAGAGGAAGGAAATAAAAAAGAAAATGAGGACAAAGAGCTGACAGCTGACAGTATTGCAGATATAGTGTCAAATGTTGTTGGCGAAAAGGTAGATGCTCTAAATTCTCGCATTGATAACTTAGAATCAAAAATAACTGCAAAACCAACATCTCATAAAAAGAAAACTCAAGATAGTGAGAAAAAGGAAGAGAAGAGAGATGATGGCGACTTTACAGGTATTTTTGGTTTAAAAGTTTAATTGTCAAAGTAAATTATAAGGAAAGGAAGATTTAAAGATGTTAACAAACGAAGAGCTTCTAAAAGAATTAAATAGAAAATTCTTTGGCAATAAATCTTTGTTTACTGACTCTGATTTAGCAAGTGGTGGTTTGCTTAACGCAAAACAATTTGATAAATTTATAGAGGAAACTCTTCAGAGAGCAGTAATAAGAGAAGAATGCCGAAGAGAAACAGGAGACGAAAAACAGGTTAAGCTAGATAAAATTGAATTTAGCGAACTTCTTATTCAGACTCCTGCATCTGAGGGTTCGGAGCATACTACAACTACTGAGCCTTCAACAAGCCAAGTGTCTATC